CTTGGAAAAAGTTCCCTTCACCGGTACCCTACTGGCCAAAATGATTTTTTAAAAAGAGGGGGGGACTAAAAATTTTCATTTTTTATTTTTGAAAAAATTTAAAAATTCTTTTTTTCTCTTTTTCTGCCAGTACAAGCCTTGGTTGATTACTCTATCGTTCACTCTATCATGAAACGTATTGTGTTTCTTATTCGTCAACGGCAAACAATTCCATTCAACGAATTCAAGTTCAGGATATTCAGATACAGGAAAGATATGGTGAACCATTTCTGCTTGAACAGAAATTCCGTAACGCAAACTTTCTTGACAAAGATAATCATGCTTACGCATTATCCTATCACGGAACTTCTCCCACTTCTTAGACTTCAAGGATGGTCTGATAGGTTTGTTGTACATGGCAAACCTCCTTTCCAATACTAAAAGGGACAGGTCAGCGACCTATCCCCTCTCATACAAGAAATCCATGCTATCATAATAACCCTTTTTTTGTGAGACTTCAAGACGTCTTTTGTCTCATTTTTTAAAACATTAATGATCGTCTGGAAGGTTAAAACGTTTCGAGACGAATTCTGAAACTTGTGGATCTGTGTCTGTATTTACTTCTGATTCTGGAATTGTAGAAACTTTTGTTGCAGAATCTTCTAGTATTTCTTTTTCCCAATCTACAAGAATGTATCTACAATCTGGTCCAAACTTTTGTGGAACGACATTGTATCCAACTATCTTGAAGTTCACTTCAGGGTTATTTTTAATGTCTTTGTTCAGTTTGTTAACTGCTCCAGATTCAAACAATATATCGCGATATTCTTTTATCATGTTATACTCCTTTTTCTATGTTGTTTTACCTCTCACTTTCACATATCTTATATTTTGTTAAACTCACTCTAAATCTCAAACCCTTACTAATCATAGGTTTTAAAGCGTTTCATTTTTTCAGTTTATGCTTAACTCATTATGTGAAAGTAATATCTAAAAAATTAAATGACAAAGTTCCGTAGTGCATCATCAAGCTCTGCTTGTTCTATCCCTATGTATCTCAATGTGATTGCAGGTGATGAGTGATTGAACATTTTCTGTAATGTCCCCACGTCCTTCGTCTTATTGTAATATTTATAGCCGAATGTCTTGCGCATTGTATGTGTGCCAACATTATCAATGCCAAGTTCTTCAGCTGCTTCATGAATGATTTGATAGGCTCGCTCACGAGTGATCGCTTTATTCTGACCTTGCCTACTCTTGAATAAGAAATGATGAAATGGCTTGCCTTCAACATATCTCCTCATTTCTTTCTTGAGTTCTTTGGTCATTCTCCTGGTTATCTGCTTGCCAGTTTTACGTTCCCTCAGTTTGATGTGCCATCCCTGGACATCTTTTACTTTTAAGGTGAGTATATCTCCGACTCGCAACCCAGTATTCAGACCTGTGATGAATAGCATGTAGTACATCTCATTCCATTCTTTCAAATAGTCTTTCATAGCCTGAATGTCATCACTGTCCTTTATTGGTGATACATATTCCATATTTTACCTCCTTTCTATAAAACAAAAAGCCAGCATTTGCTGACTCTTGATGATGCTTCTGTTGGACAACTTTTTGACTAGAATTAAGGATGACTCCTCAAGTATGATATGTGTTTTTGTTTCAGAAGTTCATGCTATCATGATAAACCTTTTTTTGTGAGACTTCAAGACGTCTTTTGTCTCAATCTTATTTACAACTCACCTTTCAGTATAGCGTACTGTTCTAAGATAATCCTCCTACGTCGATAGATTGTAGCTTTGCTCATGAATTTCTGTTCTGCTATTTCTTCCCATCTCAGTTGAGGATATCTCCAGCGCAGATTAAAGATTTCCTTATCTTCATCAACTAGATTAATCAGGAGTTTGTTAATAATAGCTTTGAACCCTTCGAGAAATTTCAAAGTTGGATCATCTGCGATTCTGATTGCGATAGTTTCGGTAGGTTTGCTTATTCCTACGATAGGACCACTCTGAGCATCTGGGTTTCGAGTTTCTAATTCTAGCCTTCTCAAATCTATTGTACGTTGAATGTTTTGGATTTTGAAAAGTTCTCTGTCTAATGTTTTGAGGTCTTCGTCGCTCAATTTCTTCAAATTTTACCTCCGAATTTTCTAAATAATTAAGTAAGCTATCGAACATTTTAGAAAGAGCCTTACTGATGTCAGAAACTATCTGCTTAATCATTCTAGATAAAACTTCAATTTCTTCCTGACTTAACTTTATAAGCTTATTTTCTAATTCTAGTTGTTTCTTCTGAGCAAGTTGCTTAGCTTTCTTCTTCTTAATCCTTCTATTCATCTTGCTCTCCATTTCCTGGTATTAGCTTTCATGAATGTAGCCTGCCATTGCTTCCTGAATGATGATGTAAGTTAGTTTCTTGTGCTTTGTCATTACAATCTCACCTCATCTCCGATTTTCAAAAATTCGTAGTTGTCTTGCGATACTACAAATATGCCGTAGTTCTGTATTGTGATTGTGTGCAGGTCGCCTATTTTTTCTTTATGGACGACTCTACCTTTGATTTCTGCTCCTTGATTGTCAGCTTTATAGACGATCATCGGGCGCTTTTCTTCTAGTTCTGCAATCCTGCCCATCTGCCAAATATTCAATCCAGCGGACAATAACATCCATATTGCGATAAATCTTTTCAATTTTCATTCTCCTCCGCAGCATACTGCAACCACACTAGGCACTCGTATAGATCCCTTGCGTGTTTCTTGATATTGCTTAACTCATAACCGTTTAGGTCATCGGATGTTTTTAAAATATCGATTTTTATATTTTCGATAGCTAGAATAAAATCCTTTGTACCTTTCAATCTATGACCTCATTAATCTCAATCCCCGGGCAAAAGAAAATCCAGCCGAAGTTTAGTTTTTCAAGTTGTTGTTGGGTAAAGTTTGTAGCTAGGCCGCCCATAGAGAAGAATAGTTTCTTATCCACAGCATTATAATATAGCGGTTGTTTTGTTTCTTTCATCACTACTGTATAACGCTTTTCATTCTCTACTGTGTAGCCAAACATCCAAGCAAGAGCAAAAATTTCTTGATTATCTGGATCATCCACCCAGCTATTAACTTTCTCTGGTGTGTATAAGAGAGCTCTAAGCAAGTTTTTTCCTTTCGCTTTGCACTCCTCAATCCAAACCGCCACAAACTGCGGTATCACTGGTTTATTCAATTCTTGCCGAATCTTATCAGCATCTTTCAATTGATTACCAACCCATGCTCCCTCAAACTTACCTTGCTCGTAGCCCTCACGATATTTCATTGAACCGTAGTCGTCCCCTAATTCTTTAAGGATATCATTAAGCCATCTAGTCTGTGTCGTCGGATCAAACCCTCTGATTCGACGAACGACATCTTTTAACTTGAACGGCAACGGTTCTGGTTCGTCTAAAGACCGTAAGTCTTTCAAAACCAAATCAACCGATGTCAATTTCTTCTTGCTAGCTTTAAATTTTTCGTATCGTTCAATTAGTCCCTGAATGTTCATTCTCAAACTCCTCGCTTTCTTTAAAATCATCAACATAAAAATAATTGATATTCTTAGGATTTACAGACAAATTTCTAATCCTCATCAAATTTCCATTGTTGAACTGACTAGTAATCTTCGTAAGTTCTTTTTCTGTAAAATTTCTTACTAGAAAACTAAGTTCTTCACCATTAGAGAAGCAAATTTTTATTTTTTGATGGTTGCTAACTTGCTCACTTTCAGGTTCATAACCAAGCAAGTATCCTACGCTTACACCAAAATATTTGGCAAGTTTCTGAGCTTTATCTGATTTGATTTGGCTTTCTTCGTTTTCCATTTTTTGGTACCCTCTACGGGTCACGCCAATAACTTTAGCAACATCCTCTTGTGTGTCGCCTGTTTGTTGTCTTAATTGTTTCAGTCTGTTCATCCTTCACACCTCCTTAAAATGGCAATCCATCATCTGGAATATCCATCGGATCACTTGCTCCAAAACTTGGTGGCATCTGATTTTCCATGCTCGAATGGTCCGCAGTCTTATCTCGCTTTTCCAAAAGCTGAAAGCTTTCAGCTACAACTTCAGTCACATAGACACGTTGTCCTTGCTGGTTATCGTAGCTACGAGTCTGGATGCGACCTGTGATTCCTACAAGAGCACCTTTTTTAAGCCAATTTGCAAAGTTTTCAGCTTGCTGGCGCCACATGATGCAACTGATAAAATCAGCTTCACGATCACCTGCCTGATTCTTAAAATTGCGATTCACTGCCAAACTGAAAGTTGCAACAGCAATATTTGACGTCGTGTATCGCAACTCAGGGTCACGAGCCAATCGACCTACCAAAACAACATTATTGATC